GTTCTGGATGGCCGAGTAGGTGTCGGCGAACTCAGTCCGCAGCCCGTTCGCAAGAACTTGGCTGGCAATGACGGTGCTCATCGTGTTTCTCTCTGGTCAGGGGTTGATGGATCAGGCGGTGGCCTGCGACAGCATTTCGGCCGTGGTGAACAGCGTCACGTCCACGTCCGTAGCCGGGCGGAACGCCGACATGAAGCCGATCGGGTGCGTGCGGCCCGTCGCGCTCAAGGTGATGCTGTCCACGTCGCTGTCCGCGCAGTAGACCAGATCGCCGACCTTGGCGGCAGTGGGCGTGTCGCCGACGCTGGACAGGCCGACCAGCGTGACGCCGCTGTCATCGACGCGCGCCTCGGGCACCGGCGTGCCGCTGGTGTCGCCGGTGAGCGCCGCGCCGGGGCTGACGCCGAGCGCGTCGCCCAGCACGATGCCGACCAGCACGTCGGCGGCACCATCGGCCCAGTGGTTCAAGTAGCCGCTTTCAAGCGCGACCAGCGCGCCCTCGTAGAGCGTCACGCCGTCCGCGATCGGGTAGGCGCTGCGGCCGCTACGGCTGCGCGTCGCCAGGGTCTTGCGTGCAGTCACATCTGCCATGGATCTGTCCTCTCTGCTCTGTGTTGTGGGTTAGGCGTCCGACGCGAAGCCGGCGCGTTGCATGTTGACGGCGACGTAGCGGTCTTCGCTCATGCGCGTCGCGCCGTGCTTCATCAGCTCCGCGTGCTCGCGCGCGAACTGGGCGGCGCGCTCGACGGCGTCCGTGCCCTGCTCGGTGTAGTTGAGCGCGATGCCCGGGGTCTTGTTGGTCTGCGACGCGAACGCGACCGCAGCCGTGTCGCTGTGGCTCAGAGCGCCGAAGGTCTGCACCATGCTCTCGACGTAGTCCTTGAACGCCGCCGCGCCGTGCGTCTCGTGGTAGCTCTGCAGCTTCTGCTCCAGATCCGCGCCGAGCGGCCTGTCCTCGAGCCGCTTCAGAGCCGCGCCCACGTCCGCGTTGCGCTGGTCGCGGGCATCCCGCTCGTCCAGACGCGCCTTGAGCGCGACGTTCTCGCCCTCGAGCTTGGACATACGCGACATGGCCTCGCCCGGCACGGCGGCCTGCGCCGGCTCCATCGCGTCGCCCTTCTCTTCCATGACCTCGGTAGCGTCGGCCACGATCATCGCCAGCTGCTCCATGTCAAACTGGCCGGCCTTGATGGCTTCGCAGACGGCTTCGGCGCTCATGCCGTCCTGCATCTTCTCGTCCGCCTCGTCGGCGTCGTCGGCCATCTCTTCCTTCTTCTCCGGGTTGTGGCCCATCGTGGCGTCCGCCATCTTGGCGTCGTCGTCGCCGTATGCGAACGATGCGCCGTTGTCCTCGTCGGTGGTCTTCGTGGTCATGGTTTGTTCGTCCTGCATGAGTAGGTGGGCAGCTTGCCCGCGACGGAAGCACGCTACCACGCAATCGGCGGCCGCAGCGGCTTCGGATCGGTAGGGGTTGGCGAATGTTGCAGATGCAACACGCACCGTCTGGCCGCTGGTGGGCACCTCGAGCTGGCCGCCATCCTGCACGTCGGCGACCATCAGCATGGGCAGCTCCAGATACGGCGGCTCGTGGTCAAGCAGCGCCAGGCTGTCGATGGCTGGCTTGTCCACGTCGAAGATTTCCACGCTGCGGTAGGGCAGGCGCGTCGCCCGCCCGTCCTCCTCGACCCATGGGCGCGTGATGACCAGGTCGGCGAAGATCGCCGTGCGGGTCTTGCCCTTGAACGTGATGGGCCCCGTGCGGGTGATGCGGAAGAATCCCGCAGGCTCGGGAACCGGGCCGTCGTCGTGGTGCCGGATGTGCAGCGGCGGCAGATAGCCCTCGGCTGCGGCCTGCTGCGCCTTGGCGACCGCCGTGCCGATCCAGTCGCTGTCAAAGCAGACCTCGCCGCGCTGACATTCCACAAAGATGGGCACCTCGTGGATCGTCAGGTGGTTCTGGCTGTTGCGCGTCGCCCTGTAGCCGCTCACTTGCGCGCTCATGCGTCCACCTCTTGCACGACCAGGTAGTTGACGGTCACGCCGCCCGCCGCCGGCGTCTGCAGGTTGTAGGTCAGGCTCGGCGACAGCGCGAGCTCGAAGGTGGTCAGCACCTCCGCACCCAGCGACGACGCCTGCAGCTTGGTCGAGCTGCCGGAGCTCGGCACCAGACGAACGGCCACGCTGGTCTCGCACGCAATCGTGATGCGGATCAAGGTGCCCTCGCGTTTCGGCGCGAAGTCGGCGGCCAGGAAGTCGGTGTCGGCCGCTCGCGCCGTGTCGCTCACGATGCTGGCCAGTTGCGTTGCGTATCGCGTCATTCGGTTCGGTCCTCTTGTTGTTGGATGATGCGTTGAATGGCTGCTCGGACAGCGTGCGTCGGCTGTGTCGTGTCGCCGCTGATGAGCCGGTAGATGGTGGTGTGACTAGCCGGCACGTCCTTGGCGATCTGCCGGACGCCCTGCTGCGCCGCGATGCGGCGGAACTTCGCGCGCGTGTCTTCCCAGTCTTCGCTTTCCACTATGTGCGCACCGTGAACAGGTCTGGCCGGCCTCCGTGTCGGAAGCCGGGGTCGGGGAAGGCCGCAGACGGCACGCGGTCCTCGATCAAGCTGCCGTCAGGCCGCAGGCGGCCCATGGCCTCGAGCTCGTAGCTTGTGACGTGCACGACCTGGCAGCGGCAGTTGTAGCCGAGCGGCGGCGCGATCCGTCGCCACTCCGGGTTGCTGACTGACATGATGATGCCATCGGCGGCGTCGTGGTTGTCGCGGGTGTCGCCGTCGCTGACGGCGTCGAACCGGAACGCCGGCGCGACCGCCTTGATGTCGGGGTCCTGCGCCTGGCGGAACCGGCCGGCGCTAATCGCCGTGTTGATGTTCGTGCGGAACACCATGCGCGCGTAGCCCTCGGACCATGCCTGCGACCGCTCGCGGATGTCGTTCACGCGCATGGCAAGACGCTGGCCGGCCTCGCCCTCGGGCACGCCTTCGCGCAGCGCGCGCTGGATAAAGTTCTTGGCCTCGCTGGTCACGCTTTCCTCGGCGCTGCGCACGAACGCCATGACGCGGTCCTCGCTGTATAGCTGGGCGATGCGTTGCGCTGTGCGCTCGGCGGCGTTGCGGATCGTCACCGGCGCGCGCTCGACCATGTCCTCGAGCGCCTCGTCGAACGTGACGCGCGGCAGGACGGTCTGCGTCGGCTCATCGGCGGCGAACTTGGCTGTGCGCTTAAGGTTCTGCAGCAGCAGGCTTGCGCCCAGCACCTCGCCCACGCCCATCGTCTCGGCCATGACCTTGGCAAGCTGCTTGCGAGCTGCCGCCGCGCCGACGCGGTCGTCCCGCACCTTGGCCACGTAGAGCTCGTGGATGGCGGCGAAGTAGAGCCGCGCATACCGGCCAGATACGTCCTTGAGCAGCTTGTCGGTGTTCATGTCGTGTAGCCGTAGACAGCGAACTCATGCGCGACCAGGCCGGTCAGGTCGTCGCGCACCTCGACGCCGAAGCATCGGTTGGTCTGTAGGTGGTTGAGGTGCAGGCTGCAGCCGTCCTCGGCGAAGTCCCAGATGGCCACGATGTGACTGTTGCCGCCGCCCCACTCTTGCAGCTGCACTGGGTAGGCGTGCATGGACCAGTCGAAGTTGCTGGTGACGGGGTGACCGTTCGTGATGTCTTCGACGATCGCGCCGGTCGTGCTGTCGAAGTAGCCGATTCGAAGGCCGTTGGTCAGCCCGCCGGTGATGGCACCGTAGGTGTCCGTGCGGAAGCTCCCGCCGTCCTCGATCACGACGTGCAGGCGGTGGATGACGTGCGTGCTGTTCGTCGGCGCGTTGATGCGGAACAGGACCGGCGTGACGCTGCCGTCCACGTTGCCGTCGTGGTTGCCGCTGCCGTCGCCGACCGTGTCCAGGTGCCGGCGCAGAAACTGCCGGTCGTCGTCGATGCGCTCAAAGACGGTCGCCATGGCTACAGCCCCAGGCCGGGGATCTGTGCAGGTTGCTGGATCACTTCCTCGCCGGGGTCAGGCTTGCGGAATCCAGTCTGCTCGAGCACGTCCTCAAGCGACAGCTGCACGCCCATCGTAGACAGCATCTGCGCCACCGCTGCGCGTTCTTTCGGGTCTTCGCGCTTCTCCTGCGTGATGCTGAACCGTGGCTTCTCGTTCGCAATGCCGAGCTCTTGCAGGTTGGCGTGGTTCTTCCACCAGATGCAGCCCATGAGGTCGTCGGTCAGCGTGTCCTCGAGCGTCTCCCGGTCGTATTGGATCAGCGCCTCGGTGCTGTTCTCTTGGATCTCTGCGAGCGCGTAGCTGCCGCCGCTGTTCGCGCTCGTCGTCAGGTTCGCGCCCATGATCAGCGTGTATATCGTGCTGCGGAGCTCGTCGCGGATCGTGTTCATCAACTGCCAGCCCTCGCCGCTGACGCTGACGCTCTCGACCTGGTCGCTGCTGTCGTAGACCAGGACGTGCCGGCTGCGCAGATCCTCCAGCACGTTGCGCCACTGGTTGATGAGCTCGGTGTTGGGCAGGCCGGTCTCGGCGTCGCGCGCGCCGTCGACCTTGGCGGTGAGGATGCCTTGGGCGAACCGCTCGACTGCCTGCAGGCTCTCTTGAAACACCTGCGTCTTGGCATACCACCACCAGCCCAGCGCCTCGCGCAGGCCGCGACCGTGGCCCAGCGTGCCCTCGTCGTCCTGGTAGACGTGACGGATCGTGTGCGCGGCGTCTTGCACGCTCTGCGTCTGCCACTCCTGCTGGTAGACATCCCACCGCTCCCAGATGGCCGTCAGCTGCTCGCCGTGTTGCGGCACGATGCGGAACAGCCGCTTGTCGTGGTCTTCGATGCGCACCGGGCACCACCAGCGACGCGGCCGGCCGTCGCCGAGCGTCAGCGTGCGCACCTTGCCGTGGATCGTGCCGAAGCGCGCACCCGAGAAGAACGCACGCGCCAGGTTAAGCCGCGCCTGCGTGAAGTCCTGAATGCCGTCGAGCAGCTCGTTGGCGATGCTGACCGACATGTCGGCGCGCGGGCTGCCGGTGACGCGCGGCACGCATGTCCATCGTTGGCCAGCGATCAGGTGCCGGCGGTAGCCGACCGCGTGCGCGATGTCGGCGTCGCGCAGCATCTTCTCCTCCATCTCGGGCTCGCGGAGAAGCCACAAGGACGGATCGTGCACCTGGATGCCGCTGCGGTAGGCCGTGGACAGCGCCCGCACGTAGAGGTTCTGGCTCTGGTTTTGTGTGCGTAGCTCGGTGGTCATGCTGTCGCCTCGTTGCGCGTGTTGTTCATCTGGTCAATCCTTCATGCCGGCGCTGGTGCGGATCGCCCATTCGATGCCGGTGGTGCCGCCCCAGCCCAGCCATGCCACGTAGCCGGCGTCGCGCCACGGCTCGTTCTTGTGCTCGGCGGACACTTCGGCGTTCTTGCGGTGCCGGTTGAAGGCCGCCATGCGCTTGACGGTCTCGGCGCTGATCGGCCGGCCGCTCGCCAGCTGCCGAGCTCGGACCCAGCCCACGCGGGTCATGCCTCGGACCTGGTCGCCGTGCTCGTCACGCCACCGGATCACCTTGCGGGCGTTGTTGCGCGCGGCCTCGGGCGGCCGGTAGGTCTTGGCGAAGTAGATGACCATCAGCAGTTGGGCAGCGCGATGTGGTTGAGCTCGAGGTCGAACCGCTCGCCGACGCGGATCGTTCCGCGCGCGGTCTCGTGGACGTTGTCGGTGCTGATCTCGATGTCGTCCACGTCCATGAGCCGGAACTGGCTGTCGGCCTGGGCACGCGCCTCGAGCGCGGCGCGCACCTTGAGCGCCTCGGCGTTGATGGCGGTGCCGGCGTTAAGCTGTGGCTTGCGCCAGATGACCGGCGTGTCCTTGCCGCTGGTGTGCGTGCCGAAGTCCTGCCGCAAGTTGCGGACGAAGCCCGGCAGCTCGTTGGTGAACAGCTCGCCGCCGCCGCTGACGGCCTGGTCGTTGGTTCCCAGGCTGACGAAGAAGCCCATCAGCTCGGCCTGCTTCTCGAGCGTGACGTTGATGTATTGCAGCGCGTTCTCAATGTCGGCGCGCAGCTCGTCGTAGTGCTCCGTCGATGCGTAGGCTTTCGACCACCGGCCGCCGGTGCCGCTGCTGTAGGCCGTGCCGGCCGCGATGAGCGTGCTGCTGTTGCTGCCGCGCTTGATGATGACGAAGCCCGTGTCGGGGTGCCGCTCGTAGAGCTGCTGCGTCAGGCTGAACTCAGGCCCAGCGATGGCGTTGACGGTGCCGCTCGTGTTGCTGTTGTTGTGCGCGTCGTAGGCTTCGACGTTGCCGGTGCTGCGGTTGAATATCTTTTGCAGGCTGTTGCGCGCCGTGTTCGTCAGCGTCGGACTCTCGAGCGCGCCGGTGAACGTCACGTCGCAGTGCGTGCCGACCGTCAGGCTGTCGCCCAGCATGATGTAGACCGGGATCGCGCCGTCCACGTTGGGCGCGCTCCCCTGCTCCCACAGGTCGATCGTCTTGCGCAGCTCGGTGGGGTATTCGCGCTGGAACACGCTGGTGCTGTAGTAGCGCGGATCTTCGCCCTGCCAGGTCGGCGTCGCGTTGTCCGCGCCGCGCAGCGCGAGCTCGAGGCCGTCGAGGTTGCAGACGCGGACGTTGCTGTCGGCCAGCGCGATGGCCTGGTGCGCGCTGTTGGCGAAGCCCTGGCCCGCCGGCGCGGTCGTGTTGAGCAGGCGCGCGTCGTGGTTGACCAGAATCACCTTGAGCGTGCTGTCGTTGAAGACGCTCGAGCTGCGCAGCCAAGCGATCATCTCCTCGAGGTCGGCTTGGTAGAGCAACGAGTTGGCCGGCGTGCCGCCGGACGTGCGCCAGCTGTATACGTCGCCGTTGCTGTTGTCGATGACGACGTAGTCCCACCGCAGCGTGTTGCCGTTGGCCAGCGCCGTCCAGGCGGCGTCCACGCGCGCCTTGTCGGTCGTGTAGGGGGTGCGCTCGGTGCCGCCGTCGTTCCAGCCGCCGGTCGTGGTCGTGCCGTGCGCATACTTCCACAGCTGAAAGTAGGGGCTGGTCGGGTAGACGTTCTTCCAGAGCTGCCGCACGAGCATCTGGTCGGGTGCTGCGCCCTGGTTGCCTTGCGCGTAGCTCGCGCCGCTGCGCGTCGGCGTGACTGCGCCAAGCGTCTCGGTGATGGTGCGCCACGCGCCGTTCATCGCCACGTCCTTCCACTGGCCTTCATTGAACCAGACGCCGGACCCAACCTCGGGCGTGCTCGTCCAGCTGGCAACCGTAATCGTGTCGCTGCTGTTGGCGGTGACGGTGATGTTCTTGTTGCGGAAGCCGAAGCCGGTGAGGTTGTTGTTGGTGACTTTGTTGCCGACCCACTCGTCCGTCGTCCAGCCGGG